TGGGCCCTGTCAAGACGCGGGCCGCGGGGACGGGCGCCGCGTCAGACCGATTGCGCGTACTGCAGGACCACCGCGCGCTTGTAGCGCTGGGGCCCGCTCGGCGCCGTCACGTCGCTCGGCACCGGGAAGCACGTCGTCGCGCTCCAGGAGCTCGTGACGATCTGCTGCAGCTTGTCGATCGGCGCGCGCAAGACGAGGCGGATGCGCTCCGTCAGGATCTTGATCCCGTCGTTGGTGACGTCGAACTCGCCGATCTTCCCGGTCGTGCCGGCCTCGGTCGAGAAGTTCGACTCGTCGAGGTACTTCTCGTAGACGACGCCCTTGCCCGTGAGCAGGACCATCCCGATCGGGACGCCGCTGTTGTTCACGATCTCCGAGTTGAGCGCCGGCGCGTAGAGCGCGTTCGACGACCCAGCCGTCGCCTGCAGCGTGCCCACGTTCGTCGTCTCGGGCGACTCGTTGTTCATGAAGAACAGGACGTTCGCGATCTGGCCGATGAAGCCTTCCTTGTAGACGACGTGCTCCGGGAGCGACTGGTTCAGCCGCTGGAAGACGGGGTCCGCGAAGAACTGGACGTTCCCGAGCGGGCTCACGTGCGCGTGGTAGAAGCCGTCGTCGTGCGGCTGCACGTTGGCGCGCCGCAGGTAGCCGACCGCTGCGATGACCATCTGCAGCGTGAGCAGGTTGGCCGTCGAGATGCCGTCGATCGACTGCGCGCCGCCGGCGCGGAGAATGATCGGGGCGTAGCCGCTGGTCACCGGGACGCGCGCCGTCGAGTACGCGGTGCCGATCGCGGCCGAGAGGATCAGGGTCCCCGGGCCGTTCGGGTCACTCGGGTTGTCGGGCAGCGCGCCGATCACCGTCACGCTCGTCGTCGTCCCCGTCGGGCCCACCGTCACCGGGAGCGGGTACGCGGGCGAGACCGACTGCGGCGCCACGTTCGTGTTCGGGATCACGACGTCGGTGAACCCGCTCAGCGCGGCGACGTGGATCGAGGTGTCGCCCGAGCCGATCGTCCCGGTCGCCACCGTCTGGCCCGAGAGGTACGCCTGGAACATCGCGTTACGCGCGATCTGGTTCAGCGACTGGCCAGCCTGGAGACCGAGCTGGTGGATGTTCCGGAGGAACAGGTTCGCGTTCGAGACCGTCGACGACGGCATGTGCGTGTCGATCGAGTCCGCGTACTGGTTCAGGGTCGCGATCCACTGCTCGTAGGGCACCGTCTGGCCCGTCGGCTCCGTCCCGGGGACGAGCGGCTGGACCGAGGGCTTCAGGAGCCCGGGGCGCGACATCAGGATGGTCTGCCCGGTCTGGGCGTCCCACATCTCCGGCATCGCCTCCGCGCGGTACGCCAGGTTCGGGTAGAGCCCGTCGTGGAACGCGCGCTCGAGGAGGTTCTGCTGCTGCAGGTTGACGATGATCGGCGGAAACGCTGCGACGATGCCTGCCATGGGGTCGTCCTCGGAGGAGCGCGCCTAGCGCGGACGGGCCGTAGACTTGGCCGTCATCTCCTCGGGGTCCGCCTTCGCAGGTGCGTCGGTCTGGCGCGTCCGGTTCCCACCACCCTGATTGGTCCGCCGGGTGTGCCCGCGTAAGGGCCGGATTCCGCGTCGTCTCCGTCGCACCGCGCGCTCGGCCCCACTCGGAGGATCGCTCGCTCGGTTGTGACGGAGACGACGCTAGGGGACCTCACCCGGCGCCGTCAACTTCGGACGGCGCCCGGGCACCGTCACCAGCGGAAGCCCGCCTTGGCCGCCTCCGCGCGCGCCTCCTGTGTGGACATCGAGTTCTGCTGCCCGGGGCGCATCGACCGCCCTCCTGCTCCCTCCCCCGGGGGCGTCTTCGCCGTCGGGCGCGAAGCGTCGGCGACGCTGTTCGTCACCGGCTTCTTCTCCACCTTCGGCGCCGGCTTCTGGGTCTCGACCGCGAACTCGGGGTTCTCCTTCGCGTACTGCGCGAACCACTCCTCGATCTTCGCGTCGTCGACCGAGTCGAGCTCCTTCGGTGTGTACTTCTGCCGCAGGTGCGTCGCGAAGTCCGGGAGCGCGTAGCGGACGAACTTGTCCTTGACGTGCTTCTTCGCGATCCCGGCGACGCGGCTCTCCTCCGCCCCGATCACCTGGTTGCGCTCCGCCTCCTCGTACTTCTCGCGCCACTCCGCCGCCTCCGCGCGCGCGCGCTCCGCGTCCTCCTTCAGGCGCTCCTCGTTCGAGAGCTGCTGGCGTCGGTTCTCCTCCTCCTTCGCCTCGAACTCGGAGAGCTTCTTCAGGCGAGCCCCGATCTCGCCCATGTCGGAGGTCCCGAACCGCTCCTTCAGCTCCTTCGCGGTGTGCCGCTCGAGGCGCTTCTTCAGCGTCTTGCCCGAGAGCTTCAGGAGCTCCGCGTTCTCCGGGATCTCGTCGTCGTCGCCGACGATGACCTCCTTCGACGCTCCCTCCTTCGCGGCCGGCGTCTCCGCGGGCTTCGCTGTCGCCGCGAGAGTCTCCGCTGGCTTCGCGGTCGCCGCCGGTGCCCCCGCCGTCGGGGGAGTCTCCTTCGCCGTCGCCGCGGGAGTCTCGCTGCCCGCGTTCGTCTTCTCTTCGTTCTCGCCTGCCATGTCGCGCTCCTTCGTCCCGTCGGCGCAGAAAGGCGCCCGGAGGATCGCGACGCTACCAAAGGTGAAGCGCCGGCCCCCGCGGAGGGAGGTCGGCGCTTCGTTCTGCCACGTTGCCGGATCTGCTCCAGCGGGCAAGCCTTCAGATCTGCGGGGTCGCGGCCTCGAGCACCGCGTCGAGGTCGATCGCGCTCGCGACGCCGAGCTTGACCCGGCAGCTCGTGACCGCGTCCGCCGACGCGAAGAGCACCTGGGTCTTGTCCGCCGAGAGGCACGCCTGGCCGGTCGACGGCGAGCCGCCAGCGAGGAGGACCTCGAGCGCTCCGGTCTTCGTGCCGGCGAGCGACTGGATCTCCATCGCCATCACCGCGAGCCCGGCGCTCGCCGGGATGGTCGCCGCGTTCGACGCGACGCTGAGCCCGCTGATCTCGTAGGTGTCCTGCTTCTCGGGCACGTACACGATGTCGAGCGACGTCCAGGCGTCCGCCGAGGCGAAGAGGATGTCGCCGGTCGGGGCGATCTTGCAGTGGCCCGCCGCCGGAGCCGTCGCAGCCGTCGTGTCGACGGTGAGCAGGCCAGCCGTCCCAGTGCCCTTGCGAGCGTAGACGTAGTCGATCGCCTTCGCCTTCGCGTCGTCGGGGAGCGTGTACGGCTGCGCGCCGCTCGCCACGACGTAGGGGTTCGAGGCCACCGCCCCCGGGGCGACGCCGCGCTTCGCGACCGAGAGGGCGCGGAACACGTTGCCCAGACCGATCAGCTCGAAGAGCGCGGTGAGGGACTGGAGGTTCGCGCGGTTCAGCGCGTTCTTGAGCGAGCTCGCCAGGGTCGTGATCATCGCGGAATCTCCTTAGGGCTTGTGGGACCCGAGCCCCGAGCCTCGTGCGATGACGAGTAGCAGCGGCGCGAGAGCGCGCGCCAGGGTCACTGGTTGCCGCAGGCGTACCACTCGATCGTCCCGGCCCCCTGGGCCTCGACGAGAGTGATCTCGAACCCAGGGGCCGGCTCGACGATCAGGACCCCGGCGACCGTCACCACCGCCGTCGTCGGGGAGCTCGCCGGCTGGAGCTGCGTGAGTCGGAACGCGATCTGCGTCGAGGTCCGCAGGTAGAGGAAGTTCGCCTGGATCACCGGGCCGCCCGGGCCGACCGCGGCGAGCGTCGCGAACGAGGACGGCGACGCGAACTGCGTCGTCACGTTCTTGCCGGTGTCGTTGTTGTAGCCCTTCGGCGAGGGGTTCGAGACGAACGGGATCGTCGTCTCGCCCGAGGGGAACGTGGTGTCCGACACCTGAGCAGGGCCTGCCTGCACGGTCCCGGAGAGATTGAGCTGGCCCATGCCCCGAGCCGTACCACCCGCCGACCATGGAAGACGAAAGCCCCGGGAGGGTGAGTCCCGGGGCTTCCTGTACCCCCTGGATAGACAGCAAACTACCCAGGAGGCCGACTTGGCATCCCGGCCTATACCGCACCCGACGGCGCCCGGGCGCCGTCCGCTTACTTGAGGCCCTTGAAGGGGCGCGGGACGGACGGGATCGAAGCCGCCGTGCCGGCGACCTTCGCCGAGACAGGGCCCGGGTCGGCCTTCAGGATCTTCCCGCCCGCCACGACGCTCTGCGGGTTCGGGACCACCTCGGGGCGGGCCTCACTCTGCGGGCGGTCCTTCATCAGGTAGCCCGGGCCGGTCTTGTCGCCGACCTTGGAGTTCGCGTCCGTCACGAAGTTCGCGGCTCCGCTCGACCCGCTGCCCTGGCCCTGCGGCTTGCCGTCCTTCGTCGCGAAGGGGGGACTCGCCGCACCGCTCATCTTCTGGTCACCCATGGTCCGTCTCCTTCGTCGAATTACTTGAGGTTTTTGAACGGCTTACCGGGGCCGTTGTCCGCAGGGGGCCACTTGATCTCGGGCGAGTGCCCGTGGCCGGTGCCCGGGGGCAGCTCGGCGTCGTTCGGCAGCGGCTTCGCCCCGCCAATGTTCGGGAGCGGCTGCGCCCGTTCCTCGCCCGACTTGATCGCGGCCATGGAGATCACCTAGCAGCGGCGGCATCCAGGTCGCCATGAACGACAGCCACTTCTCCTCGTTCGCCAACATGGTCGCGACGTCATTCGAGACATGAGCGCGATCCTCATATCTGCGACGAACGGGTGGGCCCAGCGACCTTTGGGCAGTTCCGACCCCAAGTGGGCCCCTCCCTTCTTCCTAAACGTTCGCCCCGGCTGGGGAGCGCGGCGTCTACTTCCACTTCGTCACGTTCTGCTGGGGGAAGCCCGTCTACAGGCAGAGCCCCCTCTTCACTTCGCCCGAGCGAAGCTCACCGTCGACATGAGGGGAAGCGCCGGGGGAGATCCCCGGCGCTTCTCCCGCTTCCAGCGAGCGACCACCGCGTCCCACGGCTTCGGCTGCAGGTGCGCCGGCGGCGGTCCCCACGCGACCCGGTGAGTCACGAGCACCGCGCGGTCGTTCGGCCGGTCCGGGGGAGCGTCGAACGCGCCGTTCCAGCTCGCGAACGACTCGCCCACCCGGCGCACCTGGCCGTGGATCGCGATGCTGTCCGACCCGGTCCGGTCGTCGACCGTCGAGCTCACGATCTTCACGACGTCGCCAAGCTGCTCGTGCGCGTCCTTGGCCGACTCGAGCTGCGCGCGCCCGTGGGCCCCCGCCACCTCCGTCCGGACGATCCGCTCGGCCCAGTAGCGCGGCGCACCCTGCAGGAACGGCGACCTCTTCGTGAGGTCGTCCCGCATCTCGCCCCACGGCTTCTTCGCGACCATCCCCTTCCGGAGCTCGTCCTCGAAGTAGCCCACGGTCTGGACCCCGTAGCGCGAGAGGATCCCCCGGCGAGCCGGGTGCAGGGGGTCGCCCGACAGCCTGCGCAGGACGCTCGCCTCGGCCCCCGACGCCGAGCGGTCGAGCATCCTCGCCGTGTCGAGTCCCAGCGGCTGCGCGACCCCCAGGAACGCCTTGTCGGCCAGCTCCAGGTAGTCCACCGTCGCCTGCGCGGCCGCGCGCGCCGCCTGGCCCGAGACGTCGACGACTGCCGTCCGCATCCCGGGCGCGACGATCGACGCGAGCACGTGCGTCACCTGCGCGAGCGCGACGCGGATCTGGTTCACCGTGAAGGTCTCCCCCGCGCCCAGGAGGATCTGCCGGTTCAGGCGCAGCGTGAGGTCCTCGACGGCCTCGCGGAGGACCTCGGCGAGCCGCTGCGGTCCGACCTCCTGCGTGTAGCGCTCCGCCGCCACGTGGCTCGCCAGCAGCGAGGAGCGCGCTCGCTCGTGCGCCTTGCCTCGCGCCGGGAGTCCCTCGATCGCCCTCGCTGCCGCTCCCACGCCGCGACACTACGCGACGGCGCCCGGGCGCCGTCTCAGCCGCCGAACGGGTTGCCGCCGCCGGGCGGCTTCGGGGGGAGGACTCCGGGGGGGTGACCGGGAGGAGCTCCGGGAGGACCGTGGCCCGGGGGGCCCCCGCCCGGGGGTCCCTTCGGCGCCGGCGGCGGGGCGCCAGGAGTCGCGCCGACCTTGCCGGTGATCGCGTTCGCGCCCTTGGCGATCGCCTCCCCGTACTTCGCGAGGAACGCGGCGACCGACAGCGAGCCGTCGTCCCCGCCGAGAGGCGAGAGCCCCATCGAGACGCGGTACTCGTCGACCGTCGACAGGGCCATCGCCGCCTGGGGGCTCAGCGGGATCGCGCCGCGCGTCCCGTCGTCCTTCTCCGGCTCCGACTCGCTCGACTCCGTGGAGCTCGAGCTCTCCGGCGGCCCGATCTGCGCCTTCACCGTGCCGCCGCCCGGCGTCGGGACGGTGTGCGTGACCTTCGCGCCCTGCGACGCGTTCGGCAGGCCGCCGAACATGGCCGACTGCTGGTCGGCCGCGTGCTGCGTCTCCTCCTCGATCCGCGAGCGCTCCTCGTCGGGGTCGCGGCCGAGGAACGACGCGACGAGCTCCGAGCCCGTGCGCGCCGACATCGAAGGCTTGCCGCCCGTCGCGTTGCCGATCGCGGTCACGTACGTCGAGGCGTCCTGCGGCGTCGGCGGGAACCACTCTCCCCAGTCGAGGTCCACGCTCTCCGCGTGGCCCGGGTCGCGCTCGACCTCGTGCATCGCGCCCTGCGGCTCCTCCGGAGTCGGCGGACCCTTCTCGATCTTCGGGGGGAGGTCGAGCACCTCGTCGTAGTGCTTCTCCGAGCCGTCGGGCTCGACCACCACCATGGTCGACCGCGACTTGCGGCGCGCGATCACGAGCTGCGGCTCGAGGTGGCGCCGGATGATGCTCCCGTACTGCTCGCGGAGCACGTCGCCCTTGCCGAGCATCGGACGATAGAGCGCCTTCATCGCGACGCTCGACTGCCCGTTCGCCGTCGCCTCGTCGGGGTCCGGGATCACGCACTGCGCGTCCTCCAGGGTCGTCTTGCGGATCACCTTGAAGAGCTCGAGGCCCGCGAGGATGCCCGCGCCGGCGAGCTCCAGGTACTTCGCGTCACCGGCCTCGCCGACCGTGAGGCCGTTGCCGCTCCCCTTCTTCACGCCGCCGACCGCGACCTGGTCGGGGTCCATCTTGAGGACGAGCGTGGGGTCGAGGTTCAGGTTCGCGCCGCGCGTGACGACGCTCAGCGTGATGTCGGCCTGGTCGAGCAGGTCGTAGACGCCCTCGTAGTCCGGCTCTCCGTCGACCTCGTCGCTCGGCAGGTTCTGTCCCCACGTGAAGTGGCAGACCCCGTCGTCGTGCTGGACGATCTTCGTCGGGTCGGGGATGAAGACCGGCAGGTCCTTGCTCACCCGCACCGGCTGGAAGACGACGTCGACGTAGGGCGTCCAGTCGCGCCGGTACCACCACCAGACCGTCTCGAGCTTCTTCTTCTCCGGGTTCCACTCGAGCGTCGAGTATTGGAAGCACTTGATCACGTGCTCGGGCACGAGCTCGTCCCGGTCCATCCACGACGCGACGTGGATGTTCTTCGGGTTGTGCACCGCGGTCACCGGCTTGCCGCGGAGGAACGCCCACGACATCGCGACCGTCCCGCACGCGCCGCCGTAGTTCCGCGCGCTGATCATCCGCCGCGGCAGGTGCTGGGCCACCGAGAGCGCGCCCATGTAGTCCTGCGCCGCCGGGTCGCTCGGCGCGAGGAACTTGGGGAATCGCTCCTCGCCGAAGAGCAGCGACGTGAACGACTGCACGATCGTCCGGCCCAGGCGCGCAGGCGCGCTCGGTCGCCTGCGCGAGAGCGGCACGAAGTCGGGGTACTGCTCCGCCGAGAGCAGCGGCTGCGTCGCGCTGATCCCGCGGCCGCCCTGCGCGTCGTAGATCCGGCCGTCGAAGTCGAACTTCTTCCGGTCGTGCTGCGTGCAGTCGAAGTACGCGAGCCGGCGCTCGATCACCGCGTACCGCTCGGAGTCGAGGAGGTTCCTCCCCCGGAAGCTGCCGGTGGGGCCCCAGGTCGAGGACCCGAACATGGTGCCGCCGGCCTCGCTGAGGTTCGCCATCGTCATTGGAGCGTGGCGCGGAGACTAGCGCGGTGCTGCCGCACGCCGCTGAGCCCAGCGGCGGTGCGCGACGCTCCCCGGGAGCGGCTCCGCTTCGACCTCCCGCTCCTCGCGGACGGGGCGGTAGAGCATCTCCTCGGCGTCGGGCGTCATCACCGCGCCGACGATCTCGAAGTCCTCCTCGGCCGGCTCGTCGGGAGGGAACACGTCCCCCTGCTCGCGGTAGCCGGCGACCCGCGCCCCCACGCGCGCGACCGCCGCCCCCGCGAGCACCACGAGCCCGCCCACGACCCTACGCACCGACCGCAGCATCAGACGCGCTCGACGATCGTCACGGCGAACCACTTCACCCGGAGACCCTGGCTCCCCTGGCCGTGGAGCTGCAGCCCGTAGTGGCCTTCCCCCTGGAAGTTCGCCTCGCCGAGTCCCTCGATGATCCAGCCGTCGCCCTTCGGCTCCCCCGAGTAGTCGAAGGGGGTCGCCGGCGCCGAGCCGAGGCTCGCGATCGTGTTCGCGACGGAACCGTCCGCGATCACGCGGAGCGCCCCCTGCGCGCGCTGCCGACCCTCGCGGAGGAGCGGGAGCATCGTCTCCCCCGGGACGAGCTTCGCCGCCCAGGCGACCCAGCACTCGCGCCCCGTGGAGCGCACGGCGACACGCGCGCGCGGCCCCGGGAACTCGCCCATGAGGGCGCCGTACCCGAGGTCGACCACCGCGAAACCGCTCACCGCGCCCATGCGGAGGAGCGCCGAGGAGCACGGGAGCGCCACCCCTCCGCGCGCGCGGAGGACGCGCTGCTTCGCCGAGTCGACCTCCAACCCGCGCGGGTACACCGAATCCTCGACCACCACCCAGCTCACGCTCGTGACGTTCTGCATCGGGCCGGAGGCTACTCCGGGTCCTTCTTCGACCCCTTCAGCGCGCGCGCCACGGCCCCGCTGTCGAGCGCGACGAGCGATCTCGGGCCGTCCCCCTCGATGACCTCGATCGGGCTCCCCTTGCGCACCGCGCGCTCGCGACGCTGCTTCGTCGCCCACCGGATGAACAGGAAGACCGCTGCGAAGAGGACGGCGTCGGGCACGCCCGACGTGATGCCGCCTACGTCTCCGGAGGGGCCTCCGGGTCGTTCCGGGGCTCGATGAAGTGCGACGTCAGGTAGGCCCGCTCCTGGGTGTTCAGCCACTCGAGCGACCAGAGCGACCGCGTCGGCCGCGCGCCGTACCTGTCCCACGCGTCGGCGAGGTCCTGGACGCCGAGGCGCTTCGACCCGTTGCCGTCCACGTTCGAGACGATCGGGCACACGCGCTCCGCTGGCTCCCGCATCGACCACTCGAGGTCCGTGCGCGACAGGAACGCCTTTGCCTCGAGCGAGAGGTCCGCCGCCGTCGGGGGCCGGGGCCACGTGCGGTCGAGCGCAGCGACCGCGTAGTACGCCTGGGGCATCCGGAGGTCGCACGCCGCCCCGAACTCGTCGAAGGGGAAGAGCGCGTGCGCGCTCGGGATCGGCCACGGCGCGTCGGCGAGCACGGCGTCCGAACCGACCGCCGCGCGGAGCTGCTTCGCGAACGTCGCCGCGACGCTCCGGTAGTCCCGCGGGCGCCACGCCCCGTCCTGCCGGTCCGCCTCCCACTCGAGCTCCGCGTCGATGATGAAGGCCCGCACGCCGGCGCGCGCGTACCGGGCCACCGTCGCCACCTGCAGGTCCAGGTTCCGCGGACGCGAGTACCACCAGAAGACGGGCTCCACCCCGACCGCGCGCCACGCGGCCATGAGCTCCGGCGTGAAGACGCCGTAGTCGCTCCCGTCCTCGCCCCCCTTCATCGCGAGCCATCCCCCGAGCATGGGCTGCACCTCGCGCTCGGCGAGCGTCCTCAGCTCGCCGAGTCTCGTCCCGTCGTACGCCCAGAAACCAGCCCCGGAGAGGATCGTCTGCGCCATGTGACGCGACCCTACCCCCGAGATCAGGGGCAGTCGACGGTGCCGCACGCAGCGGCCGCCGACTTCGACCCCGCCGCCGCGAGGCACGCCGGCTTGAAGTCGACGTACGGACCCACGCCACCACGCCCGAGTTGCTTCGAGCGCAGCGTGGCCGCGCACGTGGAGGGCTGCGAGCACCCGACCTGGGCGAGGTGCGCGCAGAGCTGGTCGGCCCAGTCGCCCGGTGCCGGGGGCGGGGGAGGCGCCGCGTCGGCCGCCGGCGCGGGAGCGGGCGTCGGGGGCGATGGGGACGGAGCGGGGGCGTTCGTGCACGCGCAGCCGACGAGGAGGACCAGGAGCGGGAGGAGGGTCGTCTTCACGGGGTCACCTTCGAGCACTTGAAGATCGTGCACTGCATCGCCATCTTCGCGAACCAGTTCGCGCCGGCCACCAGTCGCCCGACCTGCGCGTTGGGGCCCGCCGCCGAGAGCGAGCCCGCACCCCACCGACCCCAGGAGTTCAGGACCCCGAGCTTCACCGAGCCGTCCGAGAGAACCTCGAGCTCCGTGAGGCACATCGCGTGGCCCCCGGCGCTCGGGTCGTCCGGGTTGCCGTCGTCGAGCGGCCCCTTCGACGGGTCCCACGCCTGCATCGCCGAGTCGCAGACGATGTCGATCCGGCAGGGGTGCTTCGCCTGGAGCCCAGCCTGGATCACCGCGAGCGCCGTCTTCGGGTCGCTGAGGTCGACCGCGTAGGCGCCCGCGTCGACGAGCACGAGGTCGCTCGCCTCCGCGTCGAGCTGGTCGAGTCGCGGCTCCGCGTTGATCGTCGTCGGGTCGATGTCGCTGTTCGACCCCGCGATCCCAGGGGCGCCCATCGCGCGCATCCCGCACGTGCGGAGGATCGTGACCATGTCCGCCGTCATCCCCCCCGTGTCGGCGAGCGGGGGCAGGGTGCCGTCCGCGTTCGGCGCGCGCTCCTGGCACCGCATGTCTCGGTACAGCGCGTCGGGGCTGGGGACCCAGTCGAGCGGGGCCCCCTGGGTCGCGAAGTCGATGCGGAGAGCCTGCGCGGTCGAGTGACCCTCGCAGCTCGACGTCTGGCCCTGGTCCATCACGACCGCCTCGTACTCGGCGAGCGAGGTGAGCCCCGTCGCGAGCGCCGGCGTCGCGGTGAAGAGCCCTCCCGGACCGAGGGCCATCCGGTAGACGCCGCGGCGTCGGTGGGGGGTGTCGCGCTTGCAGCCCATGCCGTAGGTGGCCATGGGTGAGGAAGCTACTTCATGCCGGGCCGGAGATGCTCCGGGTCACGTCCGGGTTCACGGCGAGCGTCCCCGTCTCCACCGTCGTGAGGTTCCCCGAGGCGTCCTCGACCTGAACGTCGTAGACGAGCGTGACCACCCCGTCGGGGAAGCCCTGTGTCGCCACCGCCGGGCCGGTCACAGTGAACTCGCCGATCGTGGGGAACGTGAGGACGACCCCCCCGTTGCCCCCGGGGCTGATGTTGTCGAGCGCGAAGACCGAGCGGAGGTCCGCGTCGTAGACCGTGTACTTCGCGGTGAACCAGACCGTGAAGCCGGTGAGGTTCTGGGGTGCGCCGTTGTCCTGGAGCACCTGGATCGCGAGCTGCAGCGTGTCCCCTCGGGACATCTGCCGGGCCGTGTTCGTGGTCGCCGTCTTCACGCCTCGGACGGTACCTTCCGCCCCCAGAGTCGCGCCCCCCTCAGCAACTCCGCCGGCATCGACCCGTAAGCGCGGGCGTCGATCCGGATCCTCGGCTGGGAGCCCCACTCGTGGGTGTACGTGCTCACCGCGTGCGTCGCCCACGGGTACGCCAGGAAGAGCCGCTCGACGAGCGCCGTCTCCTCCGCGACGAGGTCCGCGACGTGGACGCGCACCGCCTCCGCCAGGCCCCGGAACTCGCCCGAGTAGCTCACGGGAGCGCCGAGTACAGGAGGGCGCCGACGAGGAGCATGCACGCCGCCGACTGCACCGCGAGGAGCCCGAACCAGTAGGCCGGCCCCGTCATTGAAACGCCTCCTCGAGCCCCGCCGAACCCCACCCCCGCTCCGCCGCCCGGTACCAGAGTCGCGCGCTCAGGGTCCGCAGGCGGTCGACCTCGAGCCGCTCCTCGGGGGTCAGCTCGCGGCGCGGCCAGGCGTAGGGGTCATCGACCGCCTCGGCGTCCCTGAGGGCCACCCACGAGAGCTGGGCGAGCAGCTTGCCGCCCATCACGGCTCCCCCCAGACGACGACGCGCCAGTCGTCGGCGTCCTGCAGGAAGTCCTCGGCGAACGCGGTCGCCTCGGCCGCCGTGTCGAACGTGGAGGCCTCCGCCGCCCCGAACACCGGGCGCCACCCGCCCGTCGACCCCGCCCACTCGCCGGAGACCTGGAGCTCCACGCGGCCGACGAACACGGTCATCTCCGATCCCGCCTGCGTCCGGCGGACGCGCACGTTGATCTGGACGTCCACCTTCACTCCTCCTCGCCGACCGCGACGAGGTCGACGTCGAAGCCCTCCTCGGAGGGCGGCGGGACCGGGATCGTCGGGCTGTACGGGCAGACCTTCTCGGCGTCGCAGGAGCAGTTCGTCATGCCCCTCATACTAGCTACCGATTACATCCTTGCAAGCGATAATCGCCCGCCCCGCGCGCCCTACAGGTCGTCCTCTTCCCCCACCGCGAGCAGGTCGACGAGGAACCCGGCCTCCGGGGTCGACAGGTCGAGCTCGTTGGCACCGATGGCGACGAGGTCCAGGGGGCTCAGGGGCGGCGGTTCGTCGCCCTCCTCCGCGTCGGCGAAGACGGGGGGAGGCGCCGGCACCGTGGGCCGGAGGTCCGGCAGCGGGATGCTCGTGGGAGTCGGCGTGTAGCTCCTGGACTCGTGCATGGGTCACTTCTCCTTGTCGTTGAGCGTCACGTATCGCGCGTCGATCTCGGGGGCGTCGAGCAGGGCCGCAGCCGTCGCGCGGTGGTGGCCGTCGTAGAGCCACTTCTTACCGCCCCTCTCGATGACGATCGGGCGGTCGACGAGCCCGCCGTGCTCCTTCCGAGCTCCGCGCTCGAGCAGCCGCGGGTCGTCGATGTACTGCGCCACGCGCCCCGGGATCACCGAGTGCTGGATCGCCGTGAGATCCTTGATCGGGACCTTCTTGATCGGCGCCTTCTCGATGAGCGCCTTGATCTCCTTGGTCGTGTAGCCCTGCCGGTACGTGTCCCGGTCACCCACCGGGAACGGGTGGCGCACGCGCGTGAGGCCCGTCGCCGGGTCCTTCTTCCACGGCTTCAGCGTCTTCAGCCGCGCCTTCGCCTCGGCCACGCGGTCGTCCCGCTTGCCGCTCGCCCACGTCGCCAGGCTCAAGACCCCCTCCCCGCCCGGAGGCCCGCCGCGTACCCCTCCCACCACCGTCGGTAGTGCGAGAGCTTCACCGTCCCGCCCTTGCCCGCCGACGCGCGCGCGACCGCCTTCCCGAGCTTCCGCGCGAACAGCGCGCGCGCCACCTCGTAGTCCTCGGGCGCGACCCCGGCTCGGTGCGCGAGCTCCCTCACCTGGTGCTCGACCGCGTCGAGTGCGTCCTGGGCCTCCCGCTGCGCTCCCACGATCTGGACGTCGATGCTCACGGCAGGGCCGACGCTAGCGGCTCGCCCTGGACTCCGCCCAGCGGGAGAGCGGACCGCTCCCCTCCGCCCGCTTCTCGTGGTCCCTCGCCGCCGCGGCGTGCGTCCTCGCGCTCGCGAGGTGCGCGGTCCGCTTCACCGGGTCGGCCCTCTTCGCCGACAGCTCGTGCGCCCTCTGCGCCTCGCGGTGGGCCTCCGCCGCCTTCGCGTGCGAGCCCCCGTCCTTGGCCGCCTTCGACGCCGCGCGGGCCCGCTTCGACGCCGCGCGCGCGTGGCCGTCCCCGCCCACGAGCGTGAACGTCCCCCGCTCCTCGCGCGGGTGCGCGCCGTGGTCGAAGCCCACGGTCCCCGGGCCTACTTCGTCCGCGACTGCGCCCACGTCGAGAGGACCGGCACCTTGCCGACCTTCGCCTTGGCGCGGTGCTTGGCCGCCTTCTTGGCGTGCTCCTTCCCCGCGACCGGGTCGCCCGACTTGAAGGCGGCCTTCGTCGCCGTATCGTGCGCCCGCGCCGCGGCCGCGTGGTCGTCGGAGCTGCCGCTCTTCTTCGCCGCAGCCGACAGGTCGTTCGCCTTCTTGCACTCGGGGAGCATCGTGGCGCCGAGCCTCTCACGCGCCCGCCCCGTCGTGCCACGAGCCCCGGGCTCAGACCATCGAGGTCAGGTACTCGAGCGCGTGCTCGTGCGTCGGCAGGATCACGTGGGCCAGCTCCGTGAAGATCGTCCGGCGCCGGTGCTCGCCGCTCACGACGAGGTGTTTGGCCGACGCGATCGCCATCCCGAGCTCCACCCACGCGCCCGTCGTCGGCATCTCCGGGGAGCGGAGCCACACGACGTCGGCCTCCCGGATCGCCGCCAGCTCCTTCAGCGCGTAGCGGACCCGCTCCTCGCGGCTCACGCTCGCGTCCTTGCCCGGCACGTGCTTGCCCTCCAGGAAGGGCTTCCACCACCGGAAGGTGATCGTCCAGCCGCTCTCGTCCAGCTTCTCGGCGTCGGCCGCGACGTCCGCCGCCTCCGCGCTCGCCCCGCACACGTAGATCCGCATGGCCTCAGCTGATGCCGCGGGTCACTTCGGGGGCACGCCGCCCGGGTTCGGGTGACTCGGCAGGCGGTCGATGATGCTCGGCCGCTGGGGCGGCTCCCAGATCCCCTGCGCGTTCAGCCTCCCGCGCTCGTTCGAGTACGAGAAGGGCGCCGGGATGTTCGCCGTCGGCGTCGTGCCGCCCGGGATCACCGCCTTCGGCGCCTCGCCCTGCGCGATGTGCACCTCGGGCAGCTTCTGCTCCCGCATCGCGCGCGCTCGGATGTCGGCGAGGACGTCGACGGCCTTCGCCTGCGCCGGTGTGAGCGGCTTCTGGGGCGCCTGCGGCGCCGGCTTCACGTGGAAGCACTTGAGGCACGCGCGCGGGTTCAGCTTGTGCGGGCAGAGGTTCGCCGCGTACGCCGCGATCGCGCTCACCGGGGGAGCCGGGGCGGGCTTCTGTTCGTCCGACATGGCCCGCAGGCTACTCCGACGGCGCCCGGGCGCCGTCTCAGCGCATGCCGGACGTGTTCCCGTACGGCGCGACCGTCGGGATCGCGAGCGCCTCACCGCTCGTCGGGTAGCGGAGGTCGTAGGCGTCCATCTCCGCCTGCGCCGCGTACGCGAGCAGCCCCGTCGCCTCCGTCGCGTGCACCGCCGTGGAGACGAGCCACCCGCGGAACGGCACGTTCCGGTACCGCGTCGAGAACATGAAGAGCACCGGGGTGTCGAGCGCCCCCGGCTTCAGGGCCTCGGCCGCCGCAGCCGCGACATTCCGCGAGGACGCGAACCGGTACCTCGTGCCCGTCGACTGCGTCACCCGGAAGGTCAAGGAGTCGGTGCGCGTCGCGAGCTGGGCGAGGAGGGCCTCGACACTCGCCTGGTCCAGGGGATTGCTCACCCGGGCGACGGTACCCCTAGATCGGCCGGACCACGACAGTCGCCTGCTCGGCGCCCTCGAACCAGCGGGCGAAGGCCACGACGAAGAAGGCCGTGTAGATCTCCCCGTCGATGACCGTCCGCACCTCGACCTGGTCCCCCGCGCGAGGCACTTCGACGTAGGTGGTCTCGCTGAGGGTGTTCCCGCTCTCGTCGATGACGCAGACCAGCTTCACGACGCCCTCCGTCCCCAGTGGTCGGCGCAGAGGGGCACGCCGACCATGCACCCGGAGTTCTCCAGGCGCCCCGCCGCCACCGCGACGACGAGCGCCCATGGGACCGCGGACCAGGACATGACCGCCGCGTCCCGGTCGCACGCGTCCGACCCGCTCAGGCAGCGCCACTGGCAGGGCCGCCCCCCTCCGGGGAAGTGTGCCTCTCCGATCATCACCGTCCCCGGTCTATGCCGCTCAGTGCCCGCCGAAGAGCTCCGGCCCCGACACGGCTGTCCTCTGGATCACGAACAGGACGCTCACCATGACGCCCCCCGAGTTCGTCCCGGACCCGGACACGGTGACGAGTCGCAGGAGCGGCGCCCACGGCGGTGGCGTCGAGATGCCCGCAGGGATCGCCGGGCTCGCCGACGTGGGCGTCCCAGTCCCGACCGTCGGCGCCGTCCCAGAACCGTTCAGCTCGTTGATCCCGTAGAACACGGACGCCGAAGCTGCACCCCCGGCGATCTGGGCGATGTCGATGCTGTCGAACCAGGTGTCGCCCTCGTTCCACGACCCCTGGACGTAGACGTCGAGCGTCGAAGAAGAGAGCCCGGCCGCCGTGAGGATCAGCCCCAGCTTGTCGACCGGCTGGGGCAGCGCGAACGGCTTGCCGATCGTCGTGGTGGCCCCCGTCGCAGGGACGGCGAGGGACGCCTGGTAACTGTCCGTCCACCTCACGGGGTCACGCTGTAGAACAGGTCGACCGAGAGGTGGCCCGCCGTCGCGTCCGCGAGCGTGTCGCCCGTCGCCGTGAGGGTCATCTTGACCTGCTGGCCGCCGCGCGACTGGTACGGGTTCGACCCGCTGCCCGCCACGACGGCCGACGCGCCCGTGAAGACCGAGAGCCCCGACGCTCCGCCCAGGATGGAGCCCGCCGTGTCCGTGCCGCCCTCGAGCTTCACCGTGACCGCGCTGAGCGTCCCGCCCGAGACTGGCGTGAGGACGTTGACCTCGGCGTTCAACAGCCGCGCGTTCGCTGGGAGCGCGCTCCCGACGTTGAACGCCGTCCCCGACGTCTGCGCCTGGATGGTCGCGAGCGGGACGTCGACCGTGACCCGCTGGGGCACCTCCCCGTAGGCCACGCCCGCCATCGCCGCCGTCATGATCGCCGACGCTCGGTGCTCGTCGATCGCCGTCGAATTGCGGAGGCTCGTGACCACAGCGGCCGCCGCCGCGAGGATCGGGTCGGTCGCCGGGGCGAGCACCCCGCCCACCGCCAGGACCGCCGCCTGGACGTTGGCGTCGGAGATCGTGGAGCCCGCGAAGTAGACGTCGGGGTTCCCGCCCGCGCCGATCGTGGCTGCGGTGACGGTCGTGATCAGGATCATCGCGCTCATGGGTTCCGGTCCTCTCCTCGCGGGAGCACCCGCGGACGCGACGCTAGCGCGGGGAGGTCCGGGAGGTCGACGCCCCTAGACAGCGGGCAGGTCGACTTCCTTCCCCGCGAGCGCGTGCGTGCAGTCGTCGAGGAACCGGATGCGCCCGTCCTTCACGAAGGAGTGGCACACCGTCGGCGTCGGGTCGAAGACCGGCCCCCACGCCCCCTTCACCCCGCGGACCAGGATGCTCGGCGTGAACGTCGGGCGCTCGTCGTCGCCGTTGAAGCCCCACACCTTCGGGCCCGTCACCGGGATCGCGTGCTTCTCGCCGCACCCGGGGCAGTCGAACCGGCGGCCGAATGTCCCGTCCCCGTAGTCGACCTTCACGACTCGGCTCATGCCCGCGACGGTAGCCCGCGACGGCGCCCGGGCGCCGTCGCCCTCACTTCTTGCGCGCGCCCCACGCCAGCCACGCCGCGAACGCGCAGTAGGCGACGAGGACCTCGTCCCACCCGCGACCCTCGACGAGCCACCGGGCGACCATCACCGGCCCCGGCGCGTCTTCGACTGCTCGAAGTGGCAGTCCCACTCCCGCACGAGCTGCTCGGCGAAGAGCGCGCTCCTGCAGGTCTGGATCACCTCCTCGGTCGCGTTCTCCCGGATGCCCAGGGTCATCGGCTCCGTCTTCATCACGTCGACGCGCACGTAGTTCCCTCGCGGGAGCTGCCCTGAGTACGGTCCGCTCACGTTCCGATCCATACCGCCTGAGCCGACCCGCTCACCGCCTGTCGGTCACGAACCCGCGGTCGACGAACCCGTGCCAGGAGTGCGTCTGGATCGAGCCCGCCCCCGCCACGCAGGTGTTGCCGTTCTTGTCGACTTGTAGCGGCTCTCCCTTCGCAGGGTCCCCGTGGCGCACCCAGCACCGGTGCGTGCGCTCGTTGGGACTACCGCAGTTGCCCGCCCGCGCGTCCACGTTGAACCAGTGCCCGTTCCAGAGCGGGTCGGGGACGATGACGTAGAGGTGGCGCCCCAGGCAGTTGTCCCAGTACGGGCACGATCGGCAGGGCATGTAGAACGCGTCGCCCACCTCGGGGCGGGGGATGACCGTCCCGGCGGGGAGCTCGTAGCGCGAGTGCTTCCACGTGCCGTCTGGGAGGTCGTCCCGGACGTGCACGATGTAGCGGACCGGGATCTTGACCATGCCCGGAGCGTACCGGCGCGCGCGATACCCTCGAGCATGCGCGGACTCACGATGCTGGAGCACGACCTCCTCAGGAACCAACTCGGCCCTGTAGACCCGGGTATGACCCACGACCCGAGCCCCTACGAGGAGACCGCGATCGCCGAACTCGTGAAGCGCGGACTGCTCGAGGAGCGGCGCTTCGAGGATGAGCACTTCGTCTACATCACCTGGCACGTGACTGCCCTCGGCAGGACCGCGCTCGCCTGCCACGCCGCGACTACCGCTGCATGACCCGGGCGATGGCGCCGGCACGCCTCCGCGCGTTCGCGCGCCCCTCGGGCGACGCGTCCGACTGCTGCCGCAACGTCCCCCACTTCCTCGCCTGGTTCCAGGCGAAGTACATCGCCATCAGCACGTCGCTCGTGTGCCGCTGCGGCGTGTAGTAGAGGCACGCGTCGGCGAGCTTCCTCACGTTCGGGTGCGCCTGGCCGTGGCGGTCATTCGGGAACGCCCACGCCCCATTCATCAGCTCCGTGAAGATCCCCGGGATGCCGCTCCACGGCTTCGCCTTCGCCATCGTCGTCGTGTGGCTCTTGATCGGCAGGCTCCGGTCCTTCTCGAGCGCGAACTGGCGCAAAAGGGCCTGACCACCGTTCGATTCCACCGTGATCACGACCGAGTTGTTCTCGTTCTTGAACCGGTCGTGCATCGCGACGACCTTCTTCAATGTCGTCGGCCCGTCCCACTGCCCGAGGTCGATGTCGATGATGACCCGCACCCCGTCCCGCCGCGGGTAGAACGCGAACAGGCAGTTCTCATCGTGCTCCTCGCCCGGCTCGAACGCGAGGTCCACCCCGATGAACACCGGCTCCGGGCCGCGGAAGCGGTTCGTGAAGCCGTCGACCTTCAGCCTCCGCCCCGTCGAGTAACAGGCGTCGATGAACTCCTGCTTGCAGAGCGCCGTCGCGTCGTCGCGGCACTCGCACATGAAGAGCTGGTTGAAGATCACCGGCACGTTGTTCCGGCGCGCCTCCTCGATCTTCACGTTGTCGAAGACCTCGGGCCAGAGCGGCACCTGGTTGTCCGGGTCCGGGTCGTGCGCCACGAGCCGGCACGGGTTCGGCTCGTACTCGTCGGCCAGCCGGAGCTCGTCGGAGTCCCACGGCTTGAACTCGACCCCCGCCGCACGCGCCACCACCACGCGGTCCTGCGAGTCCTGCACGTAGATGTCCCCCGTCACCGTCATCTTCAGCGCCGCCCACCCCTCCCGGATCGACCGCTGGACCGCGTCGTCGGGGTGCCAGGCCGTGTTCATCAGCGCGAAGTGCGTCTCGCCGACCTTGTCCTTCCTCGAGACCACTGAGTTCTGCAGCCAGCGGTAGATCTTCTCCCGCTGCTCCGGCGTCCGCGTGTTCTCGTCGTTCAGGAGGTCGTCGACGAACGCGAACTTGAGGCGCGAGCCGAGGATGCTCTTCGAGTCGAGCCCGTACGCCGACAGCGACGGGTCGCGGATGCCAGCCGGGCGGTCCACCGTGATCTTCGTCTGCGTCCACGGCTCGCCGTCGCGCTGCGTCGGCCTGAGGTGCGGGAAGACCAGGTGCAGCTTCGCGGAGTGCTCGATGTACGCGCGCACCGCCGTCACGATCTTCTCGCTCTGCTCCTGCGCCGCGCTCACGATCGCGCCGCGCGCCGTCGCGTCGTGGCCGAGGAACCAGAGCGACAGCCCCAGCGCTAAAAAGCTGTTGTGCGTGACCGTGAAGTCCCCGAGTAGGTACCGACCATCGCCCCCGATCGTGAAGCCGAAGAAGTCGCCCTCCCCGATCGGAGTCACCTCGAACCGACTCCGCAGAGCGTTGCGCTTGCCCCTCCTCGCCATGAATTGCTTCCTAGCGACTCGCGGTCGCACGCCAGACCGCTCCCAGTCCCCGTAGATCCCCAGCGAGACGTACGAGCCGTAGCCGGGGACCGTCCGGATCGTCTCGCTCACCGCCAGCCCCAGCGATCGCGCGATGAACGCAATGGCTTCCGCCCAGTCGCGCCTTTTCTGGACGAGCGTGACGCAATTCTTGACGACGCCCCCGTCCGTATCAATGAAACCCGCCAAGAACTCCGCCCGCTCTTCGCGAGGAGCTCTCTTCACTTTCTCCAACGAGAGGTCTCGGCCGACCGCGAAACGGATCGACGCCTTCAGGGTGTTCTCCCGTCCCCTGTCCGCTTTCTTCAGCGTCAGGGCGTACTCGTACTTCGCCCTCTTCACGCACTGAAGCCCATAGTCCCGAGCCGTGTTCTCGAGGCACTCGACGATCTCTGGCTCAATCGTAGTCACCCGGACGCCTCTTGACGGCGCGATCGAGTGCAGGCCGTCCCCGAACCAGACCCCGAGGAAGTACGGGTCCATCCCAATCGAGGCCTTCCGCTCGAACTCGTCCACCGGGGCGTGGAAGAGCTTGTGCCTCTCCCGGAACCACTCGCTGCGGGACAGGTACTCGCGGACAGAGATGTCCAACACCTCGCCCGTGTCCGTGTTCACAAGCGTGAGGACATGGTCCTCATTCACCGTGAACGGGTGGCCGGCCTTGTGGGGGGTCACCACGAAGAGCTCCCCCCTTCCCCGGTTGGTCGCCAGAACGACCCTGGGCTTCCCGTCGGCACCCATGACTCGGTCCCCGACCCGGACATCCTGCACGGGCTTGGTCGCGCCGTCGAACATCAGGATCGGGGTGTCCCTGCCGTGACACTTGCTGAAGCCCGGCGGCAGCACGATCACGCACCGCTCGTGGTCCAGGATGAAGTGGCAGGCGAGCCTCTGGTGCGGGGCCGCGACGATCGGCTCGCGCGTCGTCTCCTCCTCCATCACGAAGTCGAGGAACGCCACCGGGTCGACGCGCGCGCGCTCCGCCTTCGCGAGCAGGTGCGCGCTCAGCGCCTCGAGTTCCTCGTTCGTCAGGTCCCTCGGCTCGTCCGTCCCGCCGTCCGCCATCCGGGCGAGACTACTTCTCCCCGGATCGTCACCCGCCGAACCGCTCCGCGATCGGGAGGACTGGGTTGCTCATGCCCGGACGTGATGCCGCAGGTTCGGCTTCGTCGCCGGCACCCCCGTCGGCACGGGCACGCACGCGTGGCTCCCGTCCGGGCTCTCCACGACCCTCCGGCAGAAGGGGCAGACCGCCACGACCTCCGACGGCGCCCGGGCGCCGTCGCCGCCGACCGCCCACTCCTCCCCGTGCCAGCCCGCCAGGGTGGGCACGTACGCGCTCTTCGCGTCCCGACCCGCCGGACCCCGGGTCCTCGCCGAACGGGGCGCGTGGACCGCCAGCGGGGGCACGTGCACCGCCATCGCCCGGGCCCTCGCCGGGCCCTCCCTCCGGATGACGGTGAAGCCACTCCGACCAGGGAGCGCGCACCTGTTGCGCCACACCCCGCCGACGAGCTGCGCCGGCTCGTGATCCTCCGCACCGAACATCTCGGCGACCGCCTCGCGGAGCTCGTCCTCGTCGTAGGCCACGCTCAGCTCCTGCGATGCCGCCCGTCGACTCGGGCGAGCATCGCCTCCCTGGCCGAGTCCCGAAGCATCCGCGAGAACATCGACTCAGAGCTGGCCGTCGAGCCACGGGTTGCCGCCGTCGTTCGGGCACTCCCCAGCGTCGTCCAGGCAGCACCCCTCGGGCACGTCGCAGGCCCCCGAGCAGCAGTCGCTGCTCACGAAGCAGTAGCCGCCCGTCGCCGCGCACGCGCAGACACCACCGTCCGCGCACACGTTCGAGCAGCAGTCGAGGCCCGACGAGCACGCGACAGGCGAGCCGTTCTGCTCCTCGTAGACCTCCGTGCAGCACGGAACCCACTCGCTCGACGGGTCGAGCACGCGCGCGTTGTCCAGGGACGACTTCACAACTGCGTCCCGCTGCCGGCTCGCCGACTCGCACCCGGCGAATGCAGCCCCGGTGAGGAACCCTAGTACGGCCCACTTACGACGCATCACGCACCTCCCATAGGTGCAGCGGCGAGCAGCTCGAGGAGCTTGTCCGCGATGCGCTCGTACGACTTCACGCTCGCCGACCTCGCCGACCACGCCGACCTCGCCTCCGACTCCGCCGACTCCGCCGCCTCCGCCGCCGCCTCCGCCGCCGACTCCGCCGACTCCGCCGACTCCGCCGACTCCGCCGACTCCGCCGACTCCGCCGACTCCGCCGACTCCGCCGACTCCGCCGACTCCGCCGCCGACTCCGCCGACCTCGCCGCCGACCTACCGCCGACTCCGCCGACTCCGCCGACTCCGCCGCCTCCGCCGACTCCGCCGACTCCGCCGACTCCGCCGACTCCGCCGCCGACTCCGCCGACCTCGCCGCCGACCTCGCCGCCGACTCCGCCGACCACGCCGACCACGCCGCCGACTCCGCCGACTCCGCCGACCTC